ACGTTCGCGGCGGCTGAAGCCTTCTGCCGCAGCATCGACGCGGCTGGCCTGCGAAGCCGATTCTTCCGCCTCAACCTGTTTTGCGGCACTGGACTCCCTGCCTGCCTCGTCCCGCTCTATCGCGGGCAGTCCCTTGGCGGGACGCAGTTCGGCAACGCGACGGACACGAACGCCAATTTTGTCAGTACCGACTACAGCGAAGCGAGCGGCCTTATCAGCAACGGTAGTAACAAGTGGCTGAACACAGGACTACCGCTGAACTTCGCAACTGGCAGGCATATCGGTGCTGTTTTGTTTTCCTCCAGTTTTGGCGGGCAGTACCTTCTCGGTGCGTGGGGCGCAAGCGGCAATAATTCGATCTTCGGTATTTTCACGCAAGCCAGCCAAAATCTGACCGCGTTCAATTTCTCCGACGCCGGGGCATCTGGCTCCGCTGGCAACAATGCACCGACGCTGAGACGATCCGCGATTGCGAGCAGCAACCCCGGTACTGGCGGATTGGAGTTGTTCCTGAACGGCACACGCGTCGGCGCAGGGACGGCCTACAGCACAACCAACACTGGCCCCATATCTATCTTTGGCCTTAGAAGAAGTAACGCGGCCATTCCGCAGTCGATCACGACCGCACGAATGTCCGGCTATACCATTGGAACGAATCTTTCGGCGGCAGATGCGTCCGCAATCAATAGCGCGCTGGCGACGTTTAATGCAGCAATGGGGAGAGACTCCTAATGTGGCTGGACGCCTCGCAACACCTAGACGAACTGGCGGCCCTCAACGCGGCCCATGCCGACCGGCAGATTCAGCCGGTGGCAGGCACCGGCGGCACGATGCTCGTCGGGGCCGATCTGCTCACCGACTGCGGCGAAGGGTGCTACTGGCACGGGTATTGCGAGTGGCTGGAGAAACTCACGCCGACCGATGCGGTGCCGTTGCCGCCGGAAGGCGACGAGATGCGCTAGGCCCACAACCTAGCGCAATTCGGGGCATTTCAGGAATGGACATCGCGCGTAAGATCGCGCCATGGAACGGAAGCCATTGACCTTTGGGTCGTTGTTCGCCGGTATCGGCGGCTTTGACCTGGGCCTCGAACGTGCCGGGATGGTGTGCAAGTGGCAGGTGGAGATTGACCGCTACGCAAGTAGCGTTTTGGCAAAGCGTTGGCCGAGCACCCCGCGATGGGGCGACGTGCAGACGTTCCCGCCAGACGACGCCGACGAGTGGAATGTCGATCTCATCTGTGCCGGGCCGCCGTGCCAGCCGATCAGCCAAGCGGGCCATCGGAAAGGAGCGGACGATGAGCGATGGATGTGGGGCGAGTGCCTCCGGGTTATTGCGACTCTCAAGCCAAGGCTGTTTGTGGCAGAAAACCCCACCATGCTTCTCCGCAATGATCGAGGCCGCACGTTCAGCGGAATCCTCGCGGCCCTTGCCACCATCGGGTACGAATCGGAATGGCACGTTGTCCCAGCTGCCTCCGTTGGTGCGCCGCACCGTCGAGGAAGGGTCTTTATCATGGCCCACGCCCACGAGCAGCGATGGCGGTGGTGCGACGAAACGGGAGCACTGCAAGGATTGGGAGCATCGGGGGATCAACCTGCCGGAAGCGGTCCAGAGGGCAGCGGTGGGCGACAAGCGATGGCCGGGACCGAAGGGAACGCTGGTCACGTTCGACGACGACGGAAAGCCGCTCAATGTGTGCCAGGACTGCCTCGAACCCCACGACTGGACTGGCCCCCTGAACCCGATGTGGGTCGAGTGGCTCATGGGTTTCCCACTCGGGTGGACAGACTTAGATGCCTCGGAAACGCAGTCGTGCCACAAGTCGCCGAGTTCATCGGCCGGGAAGTGCTCGCTCGCATAGCCTGAGTTGCGCTCTTCACCTTAGAGAGAGTCCAACCGTCAAGCGATCCTTGACAGTTGCGCTATCGCACCAGAAGACGGCCAAGGTAGTTACGAACAAGTGCCGAGCATTTGTTGCCGAAACGTATCAAAAACGACACGTTTTCCGTATGAGTTCGGGTACAATCTGGGCGATCCCGGCGGAAAGCGGCCGCACTGATAAAGCGGTTTTGCGACCCCGCCGGGATCGCTTTTCTCGGAAGGCGAAGCATGGCACACGCCGTACTGAAGTTCGACCTGAGCGATCCCGACGACGCCCGCGAGCATCGGTACGCACTCGCGGGCCGGGAGGCGTTGATCGCGTTGGAGCTGATCGAATCGCGGTGTAGGTCGATTATCAAACACGGCGAACCGTCGCCCGAAGTGGAGCGGATCGTGGAAGAAATACGGGCGTTGGTGCCTTACGAACTGACGAGCCTACTGGTCTAGTGCGCTAGCGAGCGAAGGGAGAGACGGATGCCTTGCCCCATCTGCGACCAGAAGCCGATGAACTGCGACTGCACCGAAACGGAGCGGAGGCAGTACGCGGAGATTGAGGAACTGCAAGAACAGGTCGCCAGCCTGCGACTGACGGATGCAGAGCGCGAGGCAATTGAGCGAGGCATAGACTCGCTGTTGGGCGTGGAGGATATGTCGGCCGGGGCCGGGACGGACGACGATGCCGCCGCCTGCCTGCTGCGTAGCCTGCTGGATCGGCTGGTCTGAAGTGCGCTATCGCGGCGAGAGACGGCTGCAAGCCAACTGGACGCGGGCCATAGGCTGAACGCATGCCAGCACGGATACCAAGCCACAGGCCGCCCAGGCTGAGAACACAGCCCAGGCGTGACGACTCAGCCAGGCCCAACGCAGCGGCACGAGGCTACTGCTCGAAGGCCCACAAGGCGTGGCGTCAGGCTGTGCTGAATAAGTGCAACTGGCAATGCGTGGACTGTGGGCGTGTGGCCCACGGTCGAAGCATGCACGCCGATCACGTCGTGCCTATCAGTCAGGGTGGCGAACGGTACGACGTGGGAAATGGCGAGGCCAGATGCTTGTCGTGCCACAGTAGGAAGACACGGCGAGAGTCGGCCACACGAATGGTTTGACAAACATGCCACCATCGGTCTCCACAAGCAAAGGAGACCATTCGCATGGCATGCCGCAAGTGTGGTTCGGATTGGAAGACGGCGACCGGAAGAGATTGCCAGCGCTGCCCGCACTGCGACAAGGTGCAGCGGCATGTGGCCCGCAAGGCTGGGCGATGGGTTGAGGTAGTTGAAAACGCTACCTGCAAGAACTGCGGCAAAGGGTTCACCAATGTAGGTGCCAACGTCGGCAAGAAGACGTGCTGCTCGAAGGAGTGCTCGGACGCTTGCCAGAAAGCGTGGCGTGTAGCCTACGCTGCCGACTACAAGGCAGGCCGCCGCAGGTGCACGCAGGCAAGCAGACGCCTGCCCAGGCCCACATGCAAGCGATGCGGCCAGTCGTTCAGGCGGAAGTATGGCGGCAACGACGCAAACCTGTATTGCAGCAAGAGGTGCTTCTACGACGCACGCAATGCAGGCGATCACAAATGGGACAGGACGAACCAACTCAAGGCAACGTGGCACAAGATGGGGCCGTATTCCTCAGCCCCATCAGTAATGGCGTTGAGGCAGATCGCTAAGGGATGGAGCCAGATATTCAAGTGCCAGAACCTGCTGCCAAAGATGATGGCGCTGGCGGCCTCGCAACGCAGGTGCGAGGTGTGCAGCAATCCGTGCAATCGCCGTAATTCCCGGTTTTGCTCATACGCCTGCAAGGGAAAGTGGCGAGGCGACAGGGAATGCAACTGCGGGCAAATCGTTCCCAATGCGACAGCGTTCAGCAAGCCTTACTGTGATGCGTGTAAGCGTGAATCGAGGAGGCGACACAGGCGGATGTATGGCGACTACCGTAAAAGGTGTCGCACCTACGGCGGCCATTTCAACGCGGCTGTGCATCCAAAGGCCGTGTTTGTACGCGACAAATGGCGGTGCCACATCTGCGGCACGAAGACGAGCAAGGTGTTCAGCTTGGACGACCCGCTGTCTGCAACTGTTGACCATCACCCTGTACCATTGAGCAAAGGCGGCGATCACGACTGGCACAACGTGCGATGCGCCTGCTTCAAGTGCAATACGCTCAAGGGCAACAAATGGGATCGGCAAAGGCGTCTCGCCTTGCCTGGGTGACGCACCCCACCCGAGGGTGGGTCTAGCCTCTGGGCTATTTAATGAGCAATACCGTCCGTCTGAGCCAAACGCACTCGTGGCCGAAATTGGAACTTTGGTGAGGTGCCCCAATGGGTAAGGGCCGTAAACCGACGCCTAAACAGATTCTTAGCCTGCGTGGCAGCCGCCTTAGAGGGCCGCACGCGACCGGCATCGACGCGCCGCCTGGCGTTCCGCCCGCCCCGGCCTGGCTGTCGGACATTGCCCGCGCCGAGTGGGAGCGGATCGTGCCGATGCTCGAAGCGTCGAAGGTGATGAGCCCGCGCCACCAGCAGACGCTCGCGGCGTATTGCGATTCGTTCGCGGACATGGTGCAGGCCGACATCGAGCTCAAGGCGAACGGCACCACGTTGATGGACGACAAGGGTAGGGTATCGAATCATCCGGCGTGGAATCGGAAGCGTGACGCACGGAATCAAATGCTGAAGTTTGCGGCTGAGTTTGGCCTGACTGCTTCGGCGTTGGCGAGGGTGTCTGCCGTTGACCAAGGCCCGCAAGAAGACGACGAAGACGCCCGCATGTTCGCCTAGCACGCTTGCTGCTCAGGATGCGGTGCGGTTCTTTGAGAAGCACCTGACTCACAGCAAGGGCGAGCTCGGCGGCAAAGCGTTCCTGCTTGAGCCGTGGCAGAAGGACTACATCGGCAAGCTGTTCGGCACGATGAACGGCAACGTGCGGCAGTACCGCACAAGCCTGCTGGCGATCCCCCGCAAGAACGGTAAGAGCACCCTGTGCGCCGGGATCGCCCTGAAGTTGATGTTCGACGGCGAGCCGGGGGCCGAGATCTATTCGTGCGCCGCTGATCGCGACCAGGCCCGGCTCGTCTTCGAGATGGCGAAGGTGTGCGTGGAGAACTCGCCCAAGCTGCGGAGCCGCCTGCGGGTGTTTCGCAATTCCATCGTGCGGGAAGACACGCATTCAACCTACAAGGCACTGTCGGCCGAGGCGTTCACGAAGCACGGACTGAACGCTCACGGGATCATCTTCGATGAGCTCCACGCCCAGCCCGACCGGGAACTGTGGGACGTGATGACCACGAGCACCGGAGCCCGGCGTCAGCCCTTGTGCGTGGCGATCACCACGGCGGGCTTCGACCGCAAGAGCATCTGCTGGGAAATCTGGCGTTACGCCCTGGCCGTGCGAGACGGGGCGATCAAAGACGAGACCTTCCTGCCTGCGATCTATGCCGCCGATCCCGAAGACGATTGGACCAAGGAAGAGACCTGGCGGAAGGCGAACCCGAACCTCGGCGTGAGCGTGAAGCTCGACGACCTGCGGGTGCGGTGCAAGCGTGCCCAGGATATGCCGAGCGAAGAGAACACCTTCCGGCGGCTGCACCTGAACCAGTGGACCGAGCAGGATACTCGCTGGCTGCGAATGGAGCACTGGGCACAGGGCAACAAGCCCTGCCCGGTGATGCTCGACGGCCGGGAGTGTTTCGCGGGCCTCGATCTCGCCAGCACGTTTGACACCACCTGCTTCTGCCTGCTGTTCCAGTTGGACGATGGCACGTTCTGGGTGGAGCCGCACTTTTGGATTCCCGAGGACAACATGCGGGAGAGGGTGAAGCGGGACCGCGTGCCCTACGACCAGTGGGCGAAGGAGGGGAAGTTGCACCTGACGCACGGCAACGTCACCGACTTCGACCAGGTGCGGGCCGACATCATGGCCCTGACCAAGAAATACAACGTGCGGCAGGTGGCGATTGACCGGTGGAACGCCACCCAGTTGGCCACACAACTGCAAGGCGATGGCGTGAATGTCTTAGGTTTTGGGCAGGGCTACGGCTCGATGAGTTCGCCCGCCAAGCAGCTTGAGGCGCTGGTGGTGGGCGGCAAGCTGCACCACGGCGGGCATCCCGTCCTGGCGTGGCAGGCGTCGAACGTGGCAATCCAGCAGGACCACGCCGGAAACATCAAGCCCAGCAAGGCGAAATCCAACGAACGCATCGACGGCATTGTGGCGCTGACGATGGCCCTCGGCATCCACGCGACGGCCACGGCCCCGCCGCCCGAACAATCTTGGGACATCATCTCCTTATGAGCGAAAACGCCGCCGACTTCAGGATGTTCGACCTGCGTGGCATCGACTGGCCCGAGGTTTCGTCGAGCCGCACGCCCTCGGGCATCCGCGTCAACGCCGACAACTCGATGGCGTGCTCAGCCTACACGGCCTGCATCCGCGTGATCTCGGATGCGGTCTCCGCTTTGCCGCTCCACGTCTACGAGCGGATGGCGAATGGCGGTAAGGCGAAGGCTACTGCCCACCCTGTGTATCGTCTCCTGCACCAGCAGCCGAACCCCTGGCAGACGGCGCAGGAGTTCCGCGATTGGATGACCGGAATGTACTTGCACTACGGGGCCAGCTACGCCGAGATCCGCCCTGGTGCTCGCGGTGCCGTGTCGGAACTGTGGCCGCTGCACTCCAGCCGCATGGAAGTCGAGCGGCTGTCTGACGGCACGCTGCGGTATCGGTATCGGGAGCCCAGCGGGCGCGAGACGATCTACAGCCAAGAGCAGATTTTCGCCCTGCGGTTCACGACGGAAGACGGGATTCGGGCGATCCCCACCTACAAGATTTTCCAGAACGCCATCGGGCTGGCCCAGGCGTTGGAGGCCCACGGCAGCACCTACTTCGGCAACGGCGCCCGGCCCGGCATCGTGCTGGAGAGCGACAACCCGATTCCGGTGGAGGCGGCCGAGCGGCTCCGCGAGCAGTGGGAGCGGATGCACCGGGGCGCAGATCGGGCGTTCCGCACGGCGGTCCTGCCTAACGGCGTGAAGGCCCACGAGCTGAGCGGCAGCAACGAGGCGGCCCAGTTCCTCGAAACGCGGCAGTACCAGGTCATTGAGATTTGCCGAGCGTTCCGCGTGCCGCCCCACATGATTCAGGATCTCACCAGGAGCAGTTTCAATAATATCGAGACCCAGAGTCTCGAATTCGTTCAGTATTGCTTGATGCCTCACCTGAAGCGGTGGGAGGCGGCCATCAGCCGCGACCTCATCGTTGACGATGAGACGTATTTCGCAGAGCACAGCGTTTCGGGAATGCTGCGAGGCGATCACGCTGGCCGGTCGGCCTACTACGTCTCGGCCCTGCAAAACGGGTGGATGACGATCAACGAGATTCGGGAACTGGAAAACCTGAATCCCATCGGGCCAGACGGCGACCGCCACTTCGTTCAGTTGAACATGACCACGCTCGACAAGGTTGGCCAGGAGCAACCGGCACCGGAGCCGACGCCAGCGCCGCCCGTCGAGGATGAGGAAAGCCCGGCCGACGACGCCGAGGATGAAGCCGAACAGGAGAACCCGACCGATGGAAATTGAACGCCGCGACTTCGCCTTCGAGGAAGAGAACGAGCTGATCGTCGAGAGCCGGGCCGATGGCCGGGCCGCGATCATCGGCTACGCCGCCGTCTACAACCGGCTTTCTCTCGACCTCGGTGGGTTCCGCGAGGAGATCCTGCCGGGCGCGTTCGACAAGATTCTGAACCGCCAGCGGGGCAAGGGCGACGTGGTTGCCCTGTTCAACCACGACAGCAACATTGTCCTGGGCCGCACGTCGAGCGGCACGCTTGAACTCTCCAGCGACACGAAGGGGCTGCGCTATGTGGTCACGCCGCCCGTGAGCCGGGCCGACGTGCTCGAGCTGATCCAGCGGCGCGACGTGCAGGGCAGTTCGTTCGCCTTCACGGTGGACCCGAAGAACGAATCATTCCGCACTGGCGAGGACGGCAAGGCCGTGCGGCAGATCCGCGAGGTGAGCGGGCTGTATGACGTGGGGCCGGTGCTCGTGCCCGCGTACCCCGCCACCTCTGCTTCTGTTGCCATGCGTTCCTACGAAGCCTGGCTGGCGGCGCAGTCGCAGCCCGAGCCCGAGGCGGTGGCCGCCGTTGTCGCCAAGCGTTCCCTGGTCCGTGACGCCGCTGCGGCGTGGGCACTGAGGCTTCGCCGTGTCTGAAGCACGCTGCACCTGCGGCGAGAAACTCCGTTGCCGTTCTAGCCGCCCCTGCGGTGACGAGCGGCAGCGGTATCTACGCTGCCCCCGGTGCGGGGCTCGGGCGGTGGCGTTTGTCAAAACAACAGTTTCTGAAGTGCGCTTCTGCAAGAGGTCGGCCCGCTAGTGGCACTGTGGACTCCACGGCAATACCGCCGCCAGGAGATTCACACAGTGGACAACCTCAAGAAGCTTCAGGACGAGGCGGCTGCCCTCGCCAACCGGATCGACGCCGTTCGTGCGATCGAGGCCGAAGACACGACCGCTCGCGATGTCGAACTGATCGACCTCAACAAGCGTGCCGACGAACTCACCGCCAAGATCGACTTCGAGAAGAAGGTCGTCGAGTCGGCCAAGAGCCTGCGGTCGGTGGTCGAGCGTTGCTCGCCCGCCCCCGAGGTCCGCGCCGATGAGCCCAAGGTTCGCATCGAGGCCGTTCCCTTCTCGGGCCGCCTGCGTGCGTTCAACAGCGTCGAGGATGCCTACAAGACGGGCATGTGGCTGAAGGCCAAGAGCGGCGACGCCGAGGCTAAGCGGTGGTGCCAGGATCACGGCGTCGAGGCCCGTGCGATGGGCTCGACCTCGGCGAACAGCGGTTCGGCCGTGGTGCCCGACGTGCTCTCCTCGACGGTCATCCGGCTCGTTGACCAGTATTCGGCTTTCGCTCAGAACGCCACGAGCGTGACGATGCCGAGCGACGTGCTCCAGTTTCCTCGCAGGTCCGGCGGAACGACCGCGTACTGGATCGACGAGAACACCGCGATCACTGCCAGCGACCCGACCATGAACCAAGTCACGCTGACGGCTCGCAAGGTCAGTGGGGCCGTGGTGATCGCGAGCGAGTTGCTTGCTGACTCGATCGTTTCGATTTCGGATTTCATCGCCACGGAACTGGGGCTGTCGCTCGCCAACGCCGTTGAGGCGGCTGCGTGGAGCGGTAACCCGGCGAATGCTCCCGCCGTGGCCGGTCTTGTGACCAGCCACACGGGCGGCCTCCTGGCCTCCTCGGGTGCTACCTACGCGGCGTCGCTCGTGACCGCTGCCGGTGACACCCCCGACGAGGTGACTAAGGCCAACCTGCTCGCGATGATGGCGGCCGTGCCGCAGCACTCGCGTCAGGGTGCCAAGTGGTTCTGCTCGCCGTTCTTCTTCGCGACCTGCATGCAGGCTCTCGATCTGAACCAGGGCGGTTCGGTTGGCCTGTCGCAGGGCATGGGCTTGACGTTCCTCGGCAGCCCGGTGGTCCTCACCGACCGGCTCCCGAGCGGTGCGGACTCGACGGGCGCGGTCATGGCGCTGTACGGCAACATGGCCAACAGCTCCTACTACGGCGTGCGGCAGTCCATCGAGATCGCGAGCAGCGACCAGGTGAACTTCCTCAGCGACCAGACCGTGATTCGCGCGGTGGCCAGGGTTGCAATCGCGCATCCGAACCTGGGCACCTCGACCGTCGCCGGTCCGGTCATCGGCCTCGTTGGTGCGTGAGCCTGACGGCTTGACGCGATGTGCAAACTGGGCGGGCCGCTCCACTACGGGGCGGCCCGCTCTCTTTTTACGAGGTCTGCATGATCGTCAAGGTTGGGGGCACTGAGGCCGACGTTCGGGTGGAAGCCATCCTGTCCATGCCCAGGCTGTCGTTCACGGCCAATCACTTCGCGTGGGCTCAGGCACTCATGCCGCTGGGGATTCGCCCCACGATGGGCACGGGTGCGTTCTGGAGCCAAGTGAACACCCGCGTGATGGAAAAATTTATCGACACCGCAGAGTTCCTTCTTCTCATTGATTACGACACGTTTTTCTGTCGTGAAGACGTAGAGCACCTCTTCGCGATGGCGATGACGTTTCAGTGCGACGCCCTGACGGGCCTGCAAACGAAACGCGAGGACGGCAGGCCGATGTTGACCTTGAAGGGCACGCTCGACAACCCGCCCGAGAGTGGCACCACGAGCCTGCCTGCGTCGTGGTTCGCTGAGCCGGTGCAGGAGGTGGATAGCGCCCACTTCGGGCTCACGG